ATCTGTTCCTGAATGTTTTTCTGCAAAACATCATACATATCACTGGAGATCTTTTCATCATATACCTTCTCTTCCATTTTCGGGGTGGAAAGAGATAATAGTGATTTGACTGCTTCCTTCCAAGGTTTCGATTTCATTTTCTTCCCGGGTACACGCTGCGCAAGTGCTCTATGTCCGTTCTGATATTGAATTACGAAGCCTTTGTATTTATCCCCGGTAGCACCTGGTTTTAAAACAACCGGCTTAAAGCTGCTGTCTTTCAAAGTCTTTGCATATACCATTCTTGGAGCGCCTACGCCTCCCGGGAAATAAGTGCTCGGCTTAACCCGGAAATCCAGCAGTTCATTTGTTGCACCAGTAGCCTTTATCACGGCTTCCATGTTACTGGTTCTGGCCTTCTTGATCTCATTAGCTTCCCTAATATCGCCTTTCGTTGCCCTTTTGTAACGATATCTTGTCTTGGCTTCCGTAACCATCCGGTCTTCCGTCTGTTTGGCCGCATTATTGATTGCCGACCGAAGAACCATTTTGGATTTATCCTTTGCCACTCCAAGGGCTGATTCAATCTCCGTCAGCCCCTGCATCTCTACATGATAATGGATCATGTTTTATTCGCCTCCAGGCTCAACGAGTAGATACCGCATTCATTGATTGCATCCGACACGATATAGGACTTTTTATCGAAAGTTATTGCTTTTCCGACTCCGGGCAGCGGGCCAAAATCCTCTGCTTTCACATAAATCAACAGTTCTTTCAGATACACTCCGTCTGCATAAAGGCTTCTCCTGTACTGGTATCTCTTTTCCCTGTCGATCAGTTCGTTGTTATCGACCTGACACAGCATTTTTTTACCATTAACTATGTGATACTCCCAAAACTCATCCTTATTCGCAAACACATACTGATTGTCTTTTGCAATCTGATCCTTGAATGTCATGCTCACTCCTTAAAAGCTACCTGCCATTTCTGGCACTGTTATGCGGGACTCTGCCTACCAGATCCTCTCCGTCTTCGGAGTCGGAAGAAACCGCTGTTCCATACATTCCGGCAAGTGCTGTTACTGACTGTGCCTTCATGCTGTTGACTACCGTTTCATCTAACCACTTTGCTGTCCCGGCTTCCAGCCACGCTGCAAGCATTTCCGGATCATTTGCCGGAAGCACATCGCCTGGCTTATACTGTGTGGAGTTGTAGAGGATGTATGTCTGTGCAATACAGACTTTCTTTTCTTCCTCATCCTCTGTGATCTCCGGCTCCTCTTCTTCCGGAATCTCTTCTGTCGGTTGCACCGGTGCAATTTCCATTTCTTCCTCCAGACTCTCTTCTGCCGGAATATCCTTCTTTTCTTCTTCCACAGCAGGAGTGGTTTTCTCCTGCTGCCTTGCTACTCTTCCTGCCATAACATATCCTCCCGATTTAACCTAACAGTCTTACCAGAATATATTCTGCTTCCGCGGTAGCATCCTCCGCAGCACAACCGGCAGGCGTGTTACCATCCGCTGTTGCGGTAATGCCATCCGTATCATTGAAATAAACATTTGCCGCAAAAGTGATCGCTTCTCCCTCTTTTTTCTTAATCCTGTAAACTCCTGTTACATGAATGGAACCTGTCTCATTCGGATTGATGGAAGTGCCTGTTACGGCAATTCTTGTCTTTAAATCTACAATGCTGTTAGCCTCGATAACTTTATCCGTTTTATTTACATAATCGAGGCTCTCGCTTCTCTGCCAATATGTAGCTTTCATTCAGCTTCTCCTCCTTCTTATACAAGCGGGCTGTCGATCTTGGTTCCGGGATTCTTGATTGCTCCACGATAATCCATTACGCTGATTCCCCAGTCAAGGTAAATGTCCCATACAAATCCAAGGGTTCCGGGAGTCTCCATTCTGCGGATGGTGGGAATCTCCTTTCCATTCAGGTAATCCACCTCCATAAAGTCGGTGTCATCCTTGTTTCCAGCCAGCCACCAGGGCATCACGTTACCGAATCCTCCGCAGAGTACATTGATCGTAGGGTCTTCAATAACCTGAATCTGGTTGGCATAGCGATACAAGGGGTTGACTGCCTGTGTGTTTCCTTCAGTATTGATGGTAGGGCTGTTGAATAACGTATAGGTGTCAAACGCCATACCGGAAGGAACGATCAACACCGCAGGGCGAATAATAATAGCTTCCCCGAACTCATTTGTCTGGGTCTGGAGTGCCATGATCATAGCCTGCATGGATGCCTGCGTAATGCCTGTTCCTGTTGTAACAAGGTTACCGTGATTCTTGGAAAACAGAACCGTACCATCATATACAGCGGGATTATTTACCAGAATCTGATAGCACTGCTTATTAATGGTCTTTCTGGCTGCTGCCGCATATCTGGCCGGGAGACTGGTCACCAGTTCAATGTCATCATTGATAAATGCCTGACGGGTAAGTGTGAACTGTCTGCCATAGGTCTTCAACTTTCTGGTGGGACGTTTCTTATCCTCAAACACATCATGCTTCAGTTCACCGCCTTCGGGAACTTCCAGAAATTCTCCTGCGGGTCCAGCCAGATAATTGTTATCATTGGTTTTGAAATCCTTCAGGGTTCCTTTTCTGGTCCACTGATCAAAAGTAACTGCTGCCTTATTATGACCTTCGACATATGCCTTATTGATGGCATTGTCAAGAATGGCCGGAAACGCCGCCGTGGGGTTGAAGAACTGTCTGCATACCATATTGAACAGTTCGTCAGATGAGCGGCGACTCGCTCCGGTCTCACCCTCTCTGGTAAGACAGTCAATCGCCAGATCTCTCAGGGACATGTGCATCAAATCTCTTGCGCCTTCCGCCGGCTTTTCCATATAGATACCCGCACGCATAAGTAATGCATCTCCTGCTGCTCGTCTGAACTTGTCCTGCTCATCACCGATTACTTCTGCACTTCCTCTTACAGAAATAGGTGCGTTGTGTGCCTTCATGCCATCCAAAATAGCTTTTCTTACATCCGCAGTGGATACTCCTCCACGAATATATTTCTGTTCATCGTCCTTACTGACATCGAACTCCCTGCACAGATCCGTGATCTCTGCACATCTCTGACGCTCTGCTTCCGTTGCTGCCTTTTCCTTGCCAGGATCCACTCCCGGTACAGATCGTTCCCCTTCCTCTCCTAGTGTCTGACCTTCACCTGCTACAATGGCATCAAGTTCTCTCTGGATATTTTCGAACTCTGCCTGTTCCTCCGCATTCAGCTCTCTTGCCGCAGCCTTTGCTGTATTAAGGAGCTCCTGCTGTCTCTGAATCAACTTCTGTTTACGATTCATTCTACTTACCTCCTATAAAAGATTTTGATTTATCTGGAGCTGCTTTTCGTTGTAGTAAAAGCTGCTTACTCCCTCTTTTTCGCTCCGGGAGTCCTCCCCGGATTCTTTGGATCTGCCTACGCCGACAGTAGGATCTGCCGGAACGCTTACGATAGATATCTCATACGGTGTCCATTTCGTGGCAATGTCACAGGGTCCGTTGAATCGGCCATCACTAGACTTCTTGTTCGGTGCAACTTCCTCCCAGACCTCGACCATGTAGCCCACGGACACTCCTTTCAGCGTCCCACCTGCCACTTTCTGATAAATCACATCCGCCTCAGTATCCTGGTCGAACTCGATCTCCGCATATCCACGGCTGTTTTCCACCCATGCACGAAGAATTTTCCCGAGAACCTTATCTCTGTTATGGTTATACAAAACCACTCCAATGGAATTCAGTCTGGTAAGATCCATTGCTCCTTCCGTATGTGCAAGAATCTCTGTTCCCCACCATCTGTCATAGGGTTCTTCCGACGAAAAAGAGAGGGTGAACTTTCGTTCATTTCCCTCTCCTTCCATTCGTGTAATGCTACAATTTGTCAGATAACGCTGGAGGCTTCCGCTCCGTTCGCTATTTCTTTTTTTCTGACTCGTCTCCGTCTCCCTCTTCAGAAGAAGCGGCCGGTCCTTCTGTTTTCTTTCCAAACAAAATACCTCCCATGTCAATTCCTTTTTCTTGTCCATATTGGATTACTTCTGCCATATCATCAATCTGTGATCTCCAGTCTCGTCCATTCTCCGCTGCAATCTGCTTAAAAGTTTTTTGGCCGGTTTGCAGTGCCGTCATAGTCGCATTAGATTCCTTCTGAGGATCAATCCACGCTTTCGGTTCCTGCACCCATTCATGATCCAGATATTCATCTTTGTTGTTCCAGAAATCTTTGATATCCAGTTTTCCGCAAAGAACTGCTGATATGATAAATGTCTCATAGATTTCATCCTGGATTTCTATAATCTGTTCCTTGTCTTCCTGATAAGTAAGATTATCCTCAATAAGACTTTGTCTGGTGGAAGAATAGGTGCTCTCTGCCATATCCCTGCTGCTTGCTTCATAACTGATTCCCTGTCCAGCACCGATCAGCCGCTGTTGGAGCTTCGTGTAGCTGGTAGCATCACTTCCCTGCCCGGAAGGATTAACCACCTGAACTTCATCCCCAGCGTTCATCTCTTTAATCATTCCAGGACTTATGGTTTTTCCTTCATAAGAAACAATATGTTCCGGCTGTTTACCTGCATTATTGCTACGCCCTACGCCTCCCATTCCTGACGTAGGAATCGCCTTCTTAATAAAGACCGCAAGGCAGGCCGCAATACGTTCTTTTACTGATACCGCCGTCATGAACTCATTTACATCCCTGATCCTTTGGATCGTATGAGACATATCAGATATCTCCCGAAGCTGTGACGGTCTTTTTTTCGTGAAATAAAAAATGACATCTTTGGCTTCGACATACACAGGATCTCTCTGTGTAAAGCCATCAATGTCATACTGTCTGATATAATATCCAACCGGCTTATTAAACGAGTTGTATTCGATTCCTCCTACTACCTTGTTGTCTGCGTTTCGCGCCTGCATTATAGTCAGATCCAGTTCATCCACTTCGATCATCTGTAGTTGGAATGGAACAAAGCCTTCTGAAGTATACCTTTTCACAAAAAGAATACCGCCATCAATTTTCTTCCTCTCAACCGCCATTCTCATGATCTGGTTGAAGCTCTGCGTTCCCGTCACATCACAGTTTCTTTTTTTGCACCATTTCCGCCAGGCTTTCTCAATTTTTTTGTTAAGCTCAGGATCCCTCGTTTTTGCCTGCACCTGATACCCACCGCCAACTACATTTCTTCGGAATGGTCCTACAACAGAGTTCATGATATCGCTGTTACGTTCCAGATCTCTCGCTCTGGCACGTACATCGTCCCGGCTATACCGATCTGTATATTCCGCAGATGTATTCATAGCCCGCCAGTTCTGATTGACTCCAGTGCGATCTGCCGCATCATAATAAGATTTCAGTTCTAAGTATGCCTGCCGGTATGATTCCCTTCTGTACGCCGCTTCCGGAGAAAATGCGGCAATCACATTTCCTAACCAGTCGTTCATAATTACCTCCCTGAAAAGACAGCGACATAGCAGTCATCCAGAAGGCTACTCGCATTTTCCCGCTGCAACTGTGCGGTAAGATCATTTTTTATCTGATAAAGCTGTTTCAGGTCCGCCCTTGTAAGGCTTCTGGATCCAATCTTGTAAGACTGCCCTCCGACTGCGATAGCCATGATAGCTGAATTAACGCTGTCAAGCATACCCTGTGTCGTAACCGGCATCTGGTTTATTGTGCTGTCTGCCATCTATAAACGATCTCCTTCCTTAAATCCAATTCTCGTTTGCCTTAATCCACTGTTCTTCCGGTGTCTCAGGCTCTTCCCTGGCAGGCTTTACCTGCTGTTCTTCCACAAGATGCAACGTCCTGACGCCCATCACATCCGCTGCGGCCAGAGTGTAAACCTCTGCATCGAGATAATGATTATCGGCATGGCTACTCTTTTTCTGCCACACCTGTTTGGTTCCGCCTGGTGTTTTTACATTTACTTTGTGTTCTGCAGTAACCTGTGTCGCGTATTCCATATCACACCCGGAATACACCATCCAGCTTCCTTTTCCATTTGGTCGCTGCATACGTCCGGCAATCATATCTTTATATCTGCCGCCATCCACAAGAACAAGCTGCATACCATACGCCCTACTATCCGTCTTATTTACCATGCTTAACTTATAATGGCTAAGCTGTGCATGGCTGGATCCCTTAACAGGCAAAGCATAATCTGAATGAAGTGCACAAAAATCATATACGATATCCGTTTGGTCTCCTGAATCAATCAAACAAAGATTCACAACCATCGGATCACCCTCTTCTGTCATATACTGCATATTCATAATGCGGTCTATTTCCTCGAAGGATAATGACTGTCCATGCGCTATGTTCTGGCTTGTTAGGAACTCCCCCCATGCTCTGATCGACCAATACAGAGAATTCTCCTGCACATCGACACCTGCTGTAAGCAGCTTTGTCCACTGTGGAACAACGTAAGCCGGAAGTTCCGTCTGTCTCTCCAGCACAAGTTCTGCACTGGTTTTCAACTTTGTATCCTCCCACGCTTCTGCAAGCCAGGAATTTACAAAGTTCTGTAAATCTTCCGGGTCATCCTTCGATACAAGGAATTCCTTTGCAATATCAGACCAGCGTACAAACGGGCTGTACAGAGTATTAATCCAAAACGCCACATTGCGAACATATTTCGTATTGTGGCGTACGGTTCTCCATTCACCGAGTTTTAGCATGTTGTGCTTATCATTATCAGTTATAAGACAACCACATTCCTGGCATACATATGTGGCAAATTCCGCTCGGTCAGCATAGCTCATTCCTTCATCGTCCGGGAACCGGATATTCTGAAACTTGAATTCTATGTACTCCCCGCAATGCGGACATGGCACGAAGAAATGCTTTTCAATATCCGCAGCTTCTTTTTCCTTCCAGATGTGACCTGTCTTTAATGTCGGTGTACTTGTAATATATATTTTTTTGTTATGGAACGTTTTGGTACGCTCCGTAGCCAGCTTTATAGGATCTGCCTCTTTACTGCTTGCACCAGGATATTTATCTACCTCATCCATCATCAGAAACCTGATAGGCTTGCTGGCAAGTCCTGAAGGAGAATTTGATCCAGTTAAACTTATATACATACTGTCAAATTGCAGTTCTAATAATGATGAATTTTCATCAAATTTCTTAGCGATTTCCGGCGTTGCCTTCAACATGGGCTGCAATCTGTTTTCCGACACTGACTTTGCAAGCGTATCCGTAGGATACACGATCATTGTCGGTGAAGGATCCTGCATAACAATGTATCCAATCATGTTCTGCAGAGCTTCTGTTCCACCGATCTGTGTAGGCTTAACAAATATTATCTTTTCAGTCTCATAATTGTTAAACTCATCCATCACACCCGTAAGGTATGGTGTAATGTCATTGCTCCACGGCCCTGGCATCGCAGAAGACTTGGAATCCAGCATACGATATTTTTCTGCCCACTCTGAAACAGTAAGCTGTTCTGGCGGGCGTAGGAATTGCAGGGCTTCCCATTGATATTTAGTTACTTCTATCTTTTTCCGTCTTGCTGCCATCGTCAGGTACGGAACTCAGAACGAAGCTGCTTAATAACCGTTTCACTTCTTTCTGAAGATCATTTTCGATTGACCGTACTTCCACCGGATCAACAAAACCGGTTAAGCGCCCTGCCAGCTTACTCGGTATCGACATTGCGAATTTCTTAAATGATACAAAAAAACGACCGTAATCCAATTTCACTTCCTCAACGGAAATGTATCGTCCGGCCGCAATTTCTGTCCTTAATTTGTGAAGCTCTCCCTGGGATTCTTTTAAGGCAATCTCCGCTTTGAGCTTCTGTTCTTTCAATTTTGCTTCTGTCTCCGACTGTGCCTTCCCATAGGCTTTATCCGACAGATATTTGATGTATTTCTGAACGGTTGGTGTAAGCTCATATCTACGCCCCCTTTTTACCTCAGTAGTAGATATGATTCCTTCCTGTGTAAGCTGCTGAACCCTTCTCACGCTGACACCAAACAGATTTGCAATAACATCAACTTTGCACAGTTCCTTGTCATCTCCGCTTTCTGCCATATCACACCTCATTCCTGACAGCCTGCTTACTTGTAACTTTTTCTAGCGGTTCCCCTAACAGGCTCCGCTTTTATTAATTTCCATGCTACAATAATAACATATCTCCGTGTACGCTTTTGTACTTTCTTTCATTTTTTCATGCAATGCGTAACGAAATGCGAAAATTTTTTTGGTCCCCATCGGCGAAAATAATGCGCCTTCCCCGCCCCGCATCTCTATAAGAGCCAAGTAGTACCTTGGACCCCTTCTGGCCGGTCTTCCCCGGTCTCGTTCCTTCTATGGAAGGGCGTTTCCCGCCCTTCTCCCTTCTGCGGTTGCCCTCTCCTCTTCCGTTGACGCTCCCGCCGGTTATGTCGTGCCCCTTTGGGCACAGGGGAAAGCCAGGTGCCTTGTCTGCCTGTGGTGTACGGGTGCTGTCTGCTCCGGCTCCTCTGTCTGTTGGTGTGTTTCCCCGTGCTTCTCCTGGCAGAGTGTGCCCAGTCTGCCAGTTCCAGCCGGATCCCGTTTGTACGCTCCGCCCTGTTGTGTCCGGTCTGCTCCGATCCACCGGAGAGCCGTGCTCCCTGTCCTTGTCCCCTCCGTTGCTCTTACGGTCAGCCGATGCCATCCCTTTCTATCGCCGTTCTTCCCCCTGTGCTCCGGTGCTGATTCGCTCCGCTGTCGTGGCTTTCCACAGCTCTCCCTCTATCGTGTAGAGAGTGACCGGCTTCCGTCCTGCCGTCTGGCCAGCCGTCCCGGAGTGCGGCCGCTGTGCCGTTGCTGTCCTTCTGTGGTCTTGGTTATATCAGGGCAATATAAAAGCCGATAACAGAATAACTGCTATCGGCTCTTTCCATTCATTTTTCTTTATAATCGTTTGTATACATCTCCTCGATTGTCTATGTTTTCAATGCTGATTACCATTACAACATCATCAATCGTATATAACACACGCATATCGCCAACTCTCATGCGGTACATTTCAAGTCCTTGCAACTTTTTTATATCTGTCCCCATTGGTAATTGACTTATAGCCCTCAGTAAACGCTCCTGTGTTTTCTTATCCTGCTTTTTCATAAACTTTAAAGCTGCTTTTTGAAAAACTATTTTGTACATCATTACACAATCCCCAGCTCTTTCTTTAATTCCTCAAGAGTAACCTCTTCCCCATCGTTTTCCCTTTTTGCTTCATTTATCATTTTCAGATCCCACTCGTCCGCATCGACTTCCTCAACCTCTGGAATAAGTGCTCCTTCTAATATCCCGATAATATAATACAGTTTTTTTTCTGGTACTCTTTCGAGTAACTGTATAGCCTTTTCCCTTTCACTCATAATATTAACCTCTCTTTCTACTGTGCCTTTTCCAGTGCGCAATCAATCATATAACGATTAAATGACTTTCCCGCATTAATAGCAGCCTTTTCTATTATTTTCTTCTCCTCTTCTGTCATTCTGATCGTTGGTCTTGCGAATTTTGCCAAATACTTCTCATTACATTTCTTTTTACTCTCGTTATATCCTACGTAAGCCATAATATACCTCCTTTTATTGTATTATAACCGTATTTTTTGCATGGTGCCATGTACAAAATGCACAACATTTGCATGACGTCTTTGTGAAAGTTTCCTGTTGACTTTGCATGGTGTCATGCAATATAATCAGCTTAACAACAAACGAACCGCACCAAAGCGTAGCACAGGAAAGCGAGGAAAACAACATGAAGAAATTTGAAGTTAATTCATCATATTACGAAAGCGGTTTAACTTTTCTCATTACCGGAAGAACTGAAAAGGCTGTCAAATATGTGGAAGTACAACACGCCGGACGTTTTAACGAAAGACGAAGCAAAGAAAAAAGAGCAACTTTGAGAATTTGGAACGATAAAGAGATCCTTCTTATCGGATCCAGAACCATAGAAGCATAGCCGAAACGCTCCGCCCCGGAGCGTCAGCCGTGGGATGGTCGCCCGGCTCTGATGATGGCAGACCACAACGAAGAAAGCGAGGTTTTGAGGTATGAAAAAAATAGTTGAATGGCTTATGAGTTGCGGGTACAACGAAGCCGAAGCAGTGGCAGAAGCCAATAAAATGATAGAGTTTAACAGGTGGGACGGTGCCGAAAGATGTTCCCGGGAGTTTGCCATACAAATGATCCTAGACGATCTGCAATAGTCGAAACCGCCTGTGCGGCGGTCTGCAGGAGCTGCCCCACCTGCACCGATGAGACAGGGCACATGATGAAAGGATGGTTGATTATATGGCTACAGTTAAATTACAAGGAATTTACGGAAAACAAAAGGCTATACCGGCGGCAGAACTCAAGCCGGGTATGATTACGGTTTGGAATTTTTGCTACACCGAGACTGTAAAAAGTGTTGAGCCTACGAAGAGTGGGAAAAGCGTTAAATGCGTTATCATTTCCGACGATAGCGGCAAGGAATACATGCGAACAATGCGAAACGATAGGCTTGTAGCGATAGCATAGGCAAGCGGTGACTGTTCCCGGGGGGGACTATTTCCCGGAACTATCCGCAGATTTGCTCAGTGAAAGGACGGTAAAAAAATTATGTTTAAAAAATTTTTTTCTGATATTGGTCATTACAGGCGCGCTTTTATCCGGCGTTGGCGTAAAAAAATTATCTTTGGATCCGGAAGCCGTAGCTTACCTGGATGCAGGAGTTGTCTCTGATCTGGAAGATCTGGAGGCTGTAGAGCATATGTATGAATAATCGACATGATGACCGTAAAAAAAATTTGAGGACTGCATCTTTCCGCGGTCCTCAAAAAATTTATATGCTCCTGAAATAATCATCAATGATTTCCATAGCCTGTTCTGACGTAATGCCATCATAGGCAATGCACAGTTCCCGTAATTGTTCTTCGGATCTGATCTCTATATCCTGCGCATTCCGAAAATCCTTAAGATTCAATTTCCCGTTATCTGCGATCTCTACGCTGATGATTGGGAACGACATTCCTGCGCCGCAGATCTGAATATTAAAATGAAATGTATTCCAGTCTATGTTCTCTTCCGGATCCCCGCCGTTAAAATTTTCTTCCCAGAATGTGGAAGCGTACGGATATCCCGCCTCTGAGATCATTTTGTCCAGATAAAAAAATTCATGCTGTTTCGGGTGATTCTCAACATATTTCATGCCATCAATAGATTTCCTCATGTTTCCTGCCTCCTTTTATAGTTGCACCGCCTCAGATTTCCTATATTCCCGTACTATTTCTTGCACCTTTGCGAATTCCAACAACTTATATAACCCCTTCCTCCAGTATTGGGTCGCCGGTGTGCGGCTCATATGTTCAAGGTTACAGATTTTGTTCCAACTATAGTTGTCAATGTATTTGTACTCCAAAATGGCACGCTCCGTCGAGTTCTCCGGTAAAAATTCTATTACGTCATTGATTCTAACGTATTTCTTTTCCATTTCCTCGATTTTCTCATCAATGCGGGTTCTGATTTCATCAAGTTCATATGACAGCGCTGCGCAGCCGATCCCAGAACTGCTGCCGTGCGGCATCCCGTCTGATACAACCGATCTTAGCGGGCTTTCAAATTCCTGCATGATTGAATCTTTGCGCCGCTCCAGAGAATGTTTTCTGTTTTTACACCTGGTATACATCCTCAAATATTTATCAAGCGCTGCTGCCTCATCCGACAGTTTTTCCTTGAACTTTTCCATCGTTCTCTTCCTCCTTGGCTGCTAAAAAATATACTTTCTCGCAGATGATCTGGATCTGCTCTACGGCTTTATCTTTATTATCAAAATCATAAATTCTGATTCCGCGATCCTTAAGTTCATCAATTAAAAGCTGAATACTCCGGCACACTGTTGCTAACGGAATATCTGAAAAATCAGCATTTTCCTGTTTTTTCGTCCTGTTTGGAACAATGGTTGCTCTATTCCTCTTTCCGTTCTTCATTGCCGCCCGTCGCTGTGAACGATTCATCTCTGTTCTCTCCTTTCCGTGTCATTATTGTTGCACCAGTGCAACACCGACGCTATTATGCTACTCGATTGTATTTGTGCTGCATCTCCTCGATGTCATCAATCAGATAATACTGGACCGTCATATCAGGCTTTGCATGTCCCAACAATTTGCTCACCAACAATACATCCCCAGTCTTGCGGTACAGCACACTCGCAAAGGTTTTCCGATAAACGTGCACGGTTGCCTTAATCCGGGTCACTCCCCCGCGTAGAGCCATTCCCTTTGCCATATTTTCAATAGCTGCATTTTTCATTCTGCGGTGCGGAGCACGGTCACACAAAAATAATGGATCTGTTCCCGGACGGTCTCCGATATAGTTTTTCAATGCTTTCACCGCCATCGGTGTCAACATTCCTGTTCGGTAGGTATCTGTTTTCTGTCCGAATATCGTTACCCGCTTATGTGTCAGATCCACGTCCGCAACATTGAGATTTGAAATCTCTCCGACACGCATTCCGGTACTCAACATCAATTCAAAAAGTGCTTTCTCCTTTGGCGTCTGTAGCATATCCCGGATATCTTCCACCTCCTCATCAGAGAGATGTTCCTTTTTGCGTTTGATCTGTTTGACTTTATCCACACCGTCAACGATATTGTCCTGGATATGTCTCTTTTTAAATGCCCAGGAGAAGAATGTGCATAAGTACCGGTATATTGTGGATTTATAATTGTGGCTGATGTGATCACGATAGGACCTTATAGCAAGGTAATCTGTGATATCTTGCGCTGTCACATATTTATAATTTTTTCCGACATGATCAAAAAACTTACGGATAATGCCGATATAGCTCCGTATTGTCCCAGCATGTAGTCCTGCTGCCACGCTGTCCACACAGTACCTCTGCATTAACCACTCATTGTCATGCTCCATAGTCATAGGCAGCTGTTTGATCTCTGCCAGCTCAAAGTCCTGCAATTTTACGTAAAGCGTAATCTTCATCCGGTCGATCTGTTCCTTGGTCATGCTGTCACGTAATTCATAGGCCACGTCGTTGATTAAATCGTTTTTAGTCATATGCGCACCTCATTTTCTCGTTGCCTAAGAAACATCCGTGTGATATGATGATCTTAAGCAGTTGAGCGGTACAGTCTACTTTGGTCGGTGGTTGTACCGCTATTATTATGTGATCGATTGCAGGCCCCTCTGCACTGGGTTTTCCGATTGTGTATTATGATACTTATTACACTTTTAACATTTTTCCTTTTTCTATCACTCCTTTCACTGTCCGGATGGATTCTGGGAATGCCGCACAGATATGTACGACACTCCCAGATCTACCGTAGTACATACCGTACTACATTCCGAAATACTTCCGAAACCAGAAACAGTCATTCCAGTTATGGAGCCGGTCGCAAACAGGATCATTAGTATCAGCGTAATTTTTCACTGTTACTCCCTCTGCCATTTCATCTTCCCAGATATCCGCTTCACGCTCGTAGCTGTCCAGTTCTACATTACTCTCGTCGTAATTCGGATCCAGGTCTTCCATTCCGTGTCTGTAGTACTCTTCTCTTATCATTTGCAATTCCTCCTGTAAGGTTTTCATATTTTTGCAAGACGTATTTGTCTTACATATGGATATGTCAAAAAAAACCGTAAAGAAAAGCATTTTTTGAGAAATATTTTTATTTTTTCAACTTTTTCGTATTTTTCTTACATTTATATTTTTTAGGTTTAATTTTCATGTCACTCCAGATGCGCTGTCCAATGCCGGATATCTACCGGATCAATCACTTCCGAACATTTAGGACATATAGGATATAAACCTTTTCTGCGATTTTCATCCATGTCCCGGAATGTTTTATTCCTCCGCATCCGCCTAAATTCCGCATCTGCCATTTCTCCGTATAGCTTAGCTTTAGATAGCATTTTCCGCTGTGCATCCTCCACCAGCTCATACCGCCTCGCCAGCGTAACCAGAGCATCAAAGGCATCTACCGTAGCACCGCAATCCTGACAACTTACGATCCTGTTTACCGTATCAACCTCGTAATGAGGTGGATCGCATTTGCACAGCTTTTCTCTTCCTCTTTCAATCCTTGCCAAATTAAAGGAAATAATCTCATTGTCCATAACAGTCCTCCGTAGATTTCTCAAAGTAAAAAACAACCGGGTTTTTGTTCGGTATTGCCAATCCGAAACGTACAGCATTTTTGTATGTATTGCTATCACGCATTAAAGTATCAGGCATGGCGGCAACCATTTTTCGGAAACCTTCCAGTGTGGATCTGCTTTTATAATGATTGCAGCTTCGGCAGGCCGGGAGCATATTGTCAACCGTGTCTGTCCCATGTTCGCTCCAACCATTCAGTGGTACCACATGGTCAACCTGCATATCCTTGTATTCCAGGTCGCATCCGCAATAAGCACAATGGCCGTCGCACTTCTGGTATACTGTCATTCTAATGCTTTTTGGTATTGCTTTTCTCTTTGCATCCATTATTTCTGCCTCCACTACTAATTTCTATTTTTCGGAGGCCTAAAGTCTTTTTCTATCCGGCATGATAACTGGGTAGCAGCTTCTATCGGTATCGTCAATGATTCGTTAATTACCTTCGAATCCAGACAATAAATTTTGCGTCGATTTCTCAATGGATCAGTGACAGTAATTTTATGGATGCCCATATCTTCGTCAAAGAAATCTTTAACCTGCAAATAGTCAATCTTAAACTGGTTTTGTACTTCCGCTATTATTTCTTCGCAAAAATCCATCATCCCGTTCTCCTCCACTAAAACATAATGGCATTTCCTTCTTTGTGATATACTAAGCCATCTTGCAGCATTTCTTTCCACTCTTCCTTTGTTGCCTTGAATTTACCAAAGGTAGTTGCATTAACTTCGCACCATTCACACAATTTGTCCAATGTTTCAAACACAGGGCTTATGGGGCTCCCTTCACTCGTAGTCTCCCACAACTGATAGCCTTCTCCCTTCGGCGGTTCGCAGAGTTCCTTTAATTTGTCCCTAATTTGCTTGAAATACTCATCAACTTTAGGGCATCCATACTGTTCTGTATCAATCCCTTTGATCCTCGCAAACTCCTTACAATTTTCACAATATTCCTCATTTTGCGAAGATATACAAAACGAAATGTTATCTACAAAATATCCGTACCAAACTTTATGTAATGGATAATCAAAATCCAGTGGTACACGCTTCAATTCTCTTCCCATGTTTCTCCTCTCTGTTCCTAAATTTCAGTTTTATTGTGTAATAATACGTACCGTTACACAGGTAAATAATTGTCCAGTGCCTGCCGGATCACCCAGGAGATAGGTCTGTCCCGCTGCCGGCAGCACTCA